TTTATTGATCCACGGAACAAATATGAACTCAACGGAATCTATTTTTTTCTTTACCGGAATACTATCAAAAATAGTAAAATCATCTTTGAACAGTTCTCGCAAAGAATTTATTTCATTTGTATTACGAAAATATGTGTCGTGATTGCCAGCAATACAATCCATCGAAATGTTAGCATCTTTCAATTGCTGTATAAATCTTGTTCTTACTTGATTGAGAGTATGGAAATTGACAAATTTACGGCGATCCATAAAATCACCCAAGTGTATAATTTTATCAATGTTGTTCTTCTTTAAGTATGGGAAGAACTGATTCTCAAAGAAATCTAGAAAATGATCCAAGAAAAGAGGAGCATCATTTCTAGCCCCGAAATGGGTATCTGCTAAAAAAGCAATTTTCATTCTTCCTCCAAGAAATTAACTTTCTTCTTCTTTACTTTTACTTTCTTCTTTGGTTCTGTGCTCTCTTCCATATTCTTTAGATGTACTTCTTCCTCTTCTGAAATACCTAACACTTTCAAATAATCAGACAGATCTCCTTTAGTATCAAGAGACTTCAGATACTTGTATTTGATTAATGTCTGTTTCTTTTCTTTTTGAATTCTTCGTAAGAATGCATAGTATATTATTTGTGTAAAATACGAGAAAGGATTGTTTGATTTGTTTGGATCGAAATTAGAGCAATACATTAAACAGTTCTCTATTCCATCTCCTATCATGTCATCTTTGAATTGATAGTTCATGAAATTTGGTTTTTTGGCTAAGTTATGAGCAATTTCCATGAAGCACTGGCCAATGTATACAGTTACAGGTGGGATTGGTTCTCCCACCTCTCTTGCTTCATTTACCTTGTCTTTCCACAAAACCATTTCATCAAAAAACTTTTTATTGTTGATGTAATGTGATTTGTTTTCTTCGTCTTTTACCACTGGTATCGGTAATGTTTCGACATAGGAATCAATGCTGTTACTTTTCTTTTTCTTTTTCTTTTTACTCATAATAAATCTCTTGTCATGACATATGTTTAGTATGATACTACATCTGCATGTGTTTGCAAGGTATTACTAAGATTTTTCTTGACAGGTGTTGCTTCTACGATACAATCCACTGTGTACAGTGTGGAAAGGTGCAATATAGACCTATTTAAGGTAATCATTAGGATCTGGTGACCAATCATCATATTCATTACCAAAGTCACCAAGTGGCTCGTCATCATCCATCATGTCTTCTTCGTCTAACATATCGTCCCCATCGAACTCTGAATTTTCTATACCAGGTCCGACCAAGTTCACACCCTGTTCTTCTAAAAAATCAATCATATTTTTGATTATATCAATTGGAAGATTTAGATTGAAATTAGCCATTCCAGCTGGGGGAGCCAGTGATTTTGGTTGCATCATATGAGGTGGCATACCAGACATAGGAAGAATCAATGGATTGACTGTAGGAAGACCTTCCGTTTGATCTGCTTTTTTCAAATCTTTGTATAGTTCTGGCATATCCTGTTTGATTTTTTCCATCTCATAGCAATTGATCATTACAACATCTGGCTTCCAAGAAGCCGCAATGATATCAGAAGAAATTTCTATATCTTTTTCAATGTTATATTCTGCCCAGTTTTTAAGTAAAAGAACTTCGGCTTGATTCATATTTTCATCCATCATGATTACTGTTTTGAAAATCATGGGATGATGCAAAGAAACAACATTATGTGTCGAGGTGTTTGCGACTGCAGCAATAATGTTGTCTCCGGTCTTTAATTTTAAAATCTTGTATTCTTCCATTTTACTCCTCTAATTGAATTATCAACTTACGATAATCAAACTTTTCGTGCTCGTAGATTTTTAATCTTTCTACAAAATGGCGAAGTGTATGGTTTTTATACGACTTCCAAGAAAGATCATCTGCTATATCGTAAAGCTTGGCTTTATCTTTGAACTCGGATTTTCTTAATTGTCTACCAATACTCTGTAATACTCTTATCCTGCTTTTGGAAGGCGAAGAGAATACAATATTATGTAGTCTTTTGATAGAGATACCTGTGCTGAAAGTACCATAGGATGCTACAATAACAGCATTAGATTCTTTCTCCATTATCTTTCGGATAATTTCTCTATCATCGGCTTCAGTACCACCATGAACAAAGAATATTTTCTTTTTGTCCATCTTAGTCAACATGTCATACAAGACTTTGCCGTGTTTCTCCACGAATTGGAACAACACGAGAGTATTTCCTTTTAAGCTTATAGTAAGGTTGGAAATGAACTCGTTTCGTTTTTCATTTTGTACTAACCAATCAAGTTCTTCTGCGTATGAAAATTTCTTACAATCTTTTCTTACTTCTTGTGGATAGCCCAACACAACACAGTCTATACTGAGTTTGGATAAAAGATCTTGATCCATCAATTCTTTTGTACTTGTAACTCTATGTACTCTGCCAAACAATCCTTCGATCACAAGTTTATGTGTAAATGTACCATCTAGAGTGCCAGTGGTTCCGATTCTATATGGACATTCTTTCAGCTTTGTCATTATGGTTGTCAGTGATTTTGATTTGAACTGATGGCATTCATCGCCAATAACTACATGAAAGTCTTTAAAGAACTCAGCAGACATTTTATAAATGCTTTGCCAAGTTGAAATTACTATTTGTTTATCTGTTTCTTTTTCTTGTCCACCATGTATTTTGTGGCAATAGTTTCTTAGCTTCCAAGGGGAAGACTTTGAATACTCAAAGAAATCTGAATACATTTGTGTAACTAGGGATATTGTAGGAACGATGATCAGGATTTTTTTATTCGCATCGATTTTGTTTAGATAATAACGAATGAGTGTGTAGATGATTAAACTCTTACCAGATCCTGTGGGAGATAAAAGAAGGCATCTATCATTGTTAATTGAATGACAGATACCTTCGATTTGGTGTTCGTGAAGTTTATATGGAATATTCAGTGCTTTAGCAAACTCTACGACTTCATCCGGAGTGATTGAATTTGTTTTTGGTTGTTCTGACTTCTCAACGCTATACGATCTATCTTTGGCAAATTGAACAACATAGTCTTCGAGTCCTGCGTAGATCTCTTGCTTGTATATGTTATAGAGTTTGATCTGTCCATCCCACATCTTGTTACGAAAGGTGGGCATAAATGTATGCCCAGGAACTTTAAATGTGAAAAAATCGGAAAGTTCTTTAGCATAGCTTCTTTCGCACTTTACCTTTATGTAAACAGAATCGATTGGTTCAATTATTAAATCACTCATGTCCCAGTATTTAGGACAATCAAGACTCCCCATTAATGAACTTGCGCCACATAATAGCATCCCTAATGTGGTATTGTCTGTTCATAATCATCTTTAGAATAGACTCAAGATATGCAATCTTTTCCTGCTGTACAAATACTTTATCTTTTTTGCTCTGTAAGTCTGGATCAGAATCCATATACAGATCGACATCTTGTTTCAGGATACGCAAATCAAACGGTTCCCAGTTCATTGCTTTCAAATCTTCCTGAGACATTTTGCCAGTATAGTATTCCCACTTCTGTTTGAGCATCAGTGCCAGATCTTTCTGGTGCTTTCTCAGAACCATTTTCTCATCATACAATATGTTTAAATACTTTCCGTGTAGTTGCGGGATAACCAACGATTCTGTATCTAAACGAGAATCGTCCAATTTCATATCTTTTTCGACTAATTGTTTGATATCTTCAAATAGCATAAATTCTCCAACATGGAGTATACTTCAAATAATTGAATACTCTAATTAAAAGTTTGATTTAAGTGTCTGGACTGTAAATCCGCTATAAGCAAATGTAACACTGGCTACTGCTGGATTGATGTCGCTAATAGTACTGTCTAGTTTTAGTCCGGATATAACGAGAGGAAAACACATAATATATGTAAAATGTAAAATGGCATTCGATTTACTATTCATTACGATCAATGAAATATCAGAAAATCTGTCATCCTCTTTTTTGACTTGATTTTTGAATGTATCAATTGGCATAATGATCCTAGACCATTCATACAATTCCATCCAATTACTCATATCCTCATTAACTATGAAGTTTACTGTTAGATCATCA